GCTCTTTGCCGGCAAGCTGCCTGCCATCCTGATCTACACCCGCGACGAGCGCATCGAGGAGCAGCCCAACGCCGATCCGGGGCTGCGTTATCGCAAGCTCGAACTCTCTGTCGAGATCATCACCAGTGGCGACGCCGCTGCCGAAGAGGCCGATGTGCTGGCGCAGGCGGTGGAAGCTACCCTGGATCTCGACGAGACCCTGGGATTGCTGGTCGAAGGCACGCGCCTCACCCGCACCGAGGTCGATCAGGGCGGAGAGGGCGATACGCCGGTGCTGGCCGCTCGCCTGTCGTTCGAGGTCAGCTACTGGACCCGACCCGTGGTCGATGAAGGCGAACTGCCATTGCAGGTGCTCTATAGCTGGGCGCCGCGCATCGGTATACCGCATGAGCCCGAGTACCAACCCCTGCTTGATCCCGCCGGAGCCACACCATGAGCGAACGCCATCTGCACCAGGACATGACCGAGGCCGAGCGGCGGCTGAGCAATGTGGTGATGCTGGGGCAAGTCGCCGAACTCGATGCATCGAGGGCCCGCGTGCGGGTGCAGGCCGGCCCCATCCTCACGGCCTGGCTGCCGTTTGCCACCGTGCGTGCCGGACTGGATCGCACCTGGCACGCCCCGGAGCCCGGCGAACAGGTGGTGCTGGTGGCGCCCGGCGGTGATCTCAACCAGGCCGTGGTGGTGGGTTCGCTCTACCGCGACGCCTATCCACCCCCATCCGACAGTGCCGACATCAGTCGGACCGAATGGCAAGACGGTGCAGCCCTGGCTTACGACCGGCAGTTGCACCACTGGCGTCTGTCGGTACCCGGTGGCGGCAAGATCGTGCTGGAAGTGGGGCCGAGCAAGATCGAGATGAGTGATAGCGGCATTCGCCTCACCGCGCCCCGGATTGATCTGAACTGACAAGGAGTGCTTCCATGGCGACCTGGAGTCCTGACCCCGAGCACATCCCTTGGCTGGAGGTGGTGGCCAACGCCACCTTCGTCACTGCGCCCATTGTGGCGGTCGACGAGGAGGGGATGCCTGCCAGCCACTACGACTTCGAGATCGTCGGGCCGCGACCCAAGATCATCGGCCTGCAGGTCAGCCAGGACGAGGCGGGGCTCGTAATTGCGCTGCCGCAGGTCATCACGGGGCTGTATCCGCCGGTGGAGATCGAGTACCAGACGCCGCTGGTCGATGGTGGTCGGCAGACCGGTTTTTGTTGGGACTTCCCGGAGATCCCAGTGGAGGCCGACGAGATCATCTGCTTTACGCCGCGCAAGGCACCCACGCTGGATTGGACCTTCCGGGTCACGGCGTACTTTGCGAACGGCTCAGACAGCGCCGAGTTCATCCTGCGCGTTCGCGCCGACTGGACACCGGGGCGTGATGCATTGAAGGAGGCTGTCGATGCCCGCCGTCACGAAACTCGGGAGTGAGTGCTCGGGCCACGCCTGTTGGCCGCCCCGGCCCAATATCCAGGGCTCGCCCAACGTCTTCGTCAATGGCATCGCGGCGCACCGGCAAAGCGATGCCTGGGCGACACACTGCTGTGGCAAGTCCTGTCACGACGGGATGCTTGCGGCTGGCAGCAGCACGGTCTATTGCAACGACCTGCAGTTGTGCCGCATTGGCGATCCAGTCAGCTGCGGTTCGGTGGCTGCCAGCGGCAGTCAGAACGTCTTTGCGGGTGGTTAGGCAACAGCCGTCCCTTGAAACCGCCACCCCCCCGAGGAAACCGGCAAATTTGCCGGATTCCTCCCTCGCTTCAGGATGACGCCATGCTCGGAATGAACGCCCACACTGGCCAGCCCCTCGCTGGCCTCGACCACCTGCGCCAGAGCATTGCCGACATCCTCTCCACGCCCTTGAACACCCGCGTGATGCGCCGCGACTACGGCTCGCGCATCCCGGAGCTGATCGATCAGCCCATCACCCCACGTCTGGCGGTCGAGCTCTACGCGGCCACCGCCGAGGCGCTGCGCCGCTGGGAGCCCCGCTTCAAGTTGACCCGCGTGCGCCTGACCGACGCGCGGGCCGGCTGGGTGGAACGTGACCCTGGACGGGTGAAGTGCGGCTGCACGGGTTTTGAGGGGCAGACGGTCACCTTGTCGGGACTGAGCATCGGCACTGGAGAACGTCCATGAATTTCACCCCCTCCCTCGGCACCAGAGCTTGCCGGCCTGTCCACGCCGCAGGTGCTGGAGACCTTGCGCTTTGAGCACATCTTCGACGCGCTGCTGCGCGACTTCCGGTTGCGCTACCCGCAGTACAGCGCGCTGCTGGCCTCCGACCCGGCGATCAAGCTGATCGAGGTGGCGGCCTACCGTGAGTTGCTGCTGCGTGCCCGGATCAACGAAGCGGCACGGGCCAATCTGCTGGCGTTTGCGGTGGGCAATGATCTGGAGCACCTTGGGGCCTTCTATGGCGTAACGCGCCTGCCCCAGGAGCAGGACGAGCCGCTGCGTCGGCGCATCCGCGCCCGGATCATGGGTTTTGCCAACGCAGGCGGTGCAGCCCACTACCGCTACTGGGCCTTGTCGGCTTCTCCTGAGGTGGCCGATGTCGCCGTCGACAGCCCCGGCCCCGGTCGGGTCCGCATCAGCGTGCTGCCCACCGGGCACAGCGACACTGTGCCGGAAGCGCTGCTGGAGACGGTGCGCGCCACGGTACTGCGCGACGACGTGCGGGTGCTGACCGACACCGTGGAAGTGGTGCCGGTCAGCCTGGTGCCAGTGACAGTCTCCGCCCAGATCTGGCTCTACCCCGACACGCCGCTGGCGGTGTTTGAGGGACTCGCCCCACGGCTCATCCGGGAGCTTGCCCAGGCTGCCGTGCTCGGCTGGGATCTGACCCAGTCCTGGCTGATCGGGCAGCTGCAGCAACCCGGCATCCACAAGGTCGCGCTGACCCATCCGGATGCCGACATCCGCATCCACAGCACCCAGGCGGTGCGCCTGACCGACGTCCAGCTGACCTTTGCGGGCAGAGACCGGTAAGCGCGCCGTCCTGGGGTTTCTCTACCCAGGAGGGCGCATGACATCGGATCACCTGCTGCCGCCCAACGCCACGGTGCTGGAGCGTTCGCTGTCGCTCTCGACCGATCTACTGACCCGCCTGGGGGGCGAGACCGAGCCCCTCGCGGGGTTCAAGACCGACCCCAGTGACAGTCTCTTGCCCTGGTTGATCTGGGAGTACGGACTCGGGGAACTCTTACCCTACCTGCCAGACCCTCGCCGGGCGATTGCCGAAGGCATCCGCTGGCAACGCCTGCGCGGCACCCCGGCGGCGCTCACCACGGCCCTCTCCTGGATCGGCGCGAGCGCCACGGTCGAGCAGGAAACCCCCGGCATTCACTTTGCCGAATTCCAGTTCGATCCCGGCCTGGTGCTTGATTCCGACACGGCCATCGCCAACCTGATCGCCATCGCCCGATTGTCAGCCCCAGCCCGCAGTCGCTTGTCACGCATCTACCACGGCTGGGATCTGCGCCGGCTGGTGCTCGACGAGAGTCGGCTGGGCGAGGCGCTGCTGTCGGACCACAGCGGCGTGTTCTGGCGGGACGGGCAGACCAAGCTGTCGTTTGGCCGGGTCCGCCANTTCGGCGAACCCTCCGCCCGACATCGTGCTGGCGCCCGCGCGTGAGGCCGTGCGCTTTGCAGTGGCCCGCCTGATGGACCGCTACCTGCTGGATTTTTCCAGTCTGGGCGATCCGGGCCACACGCCCAACGAGGAGATCCTGCATTCGCACCTGTTCACGCTCGCCAATGCGTTCGGGTTGCCCGATCCCGTCGGTGTGGTGCCTGAGCGCCGGTTCTGCCGGGCGATGGTGGTGCTGTCCGATAGCACGCCCTTGGGCGATATCAACGCCAACCTGCCGAGGTTTGTCTGGCTGGAGACGGGCGCACCGATAGCTTTGGGCAGCGGTGACCGGTTGTCGGCCACACCGCATCGGCTGACACGCGTCGAGGTGCTGGAGCGGTGCTACGCCGTGCATCCGGCCAGCGCCGCCGTGCCGAGCTTGAGTGCCTGGCCCTCACGTTCAAGGGGGCAGGTCACGCGCGCCGCAGCGCAGGGCGATGGGCAACTGGGCCAGCTGAGGCTGGGCGACACGTCGCCACCGCCTGGCCAGCGTGGATCTATGACCCGTCTGTCCGCCTCGCACAACCGGGTCGGCCAGCGCTGGGTCGATCAACAAGTCTGGCCCGCTGAACGCTGGCGTGATCTGTGGCGCGAGCCCGATGCGCCCGCCCAAACCGGCTTCCTGCCCGTGCGCCAGTTCTGCAAAGCGCAGATCGTGCTCTCGGATGTCGTGCTGGGCGCGGTCAATAGCCGCACCCCACGTCGCGCCTTGTACCGCACCCGGCCCCTGCTCCGACTGGGCGAGCTCACCTTGGGGGAGGTCGCCGAGATCGCGTGGCGGCCACTCACCGAAGTGCAAATGTGCACAACGGTGCTCACTGAACCCTACCCCCTACGCCTTCGATGACACCCGCTCGTTCCTGTTGCGCCTGCTGACCGGCAGCACGCCCGCCACGTCCACTGCACGCGTCGCGCCCGCGCGTGTGCCAGTCCTCAGCACCCGCGCTGCTTGGAGCGGCCAGACCTGGGACGGGGGTGCGCTGGCCGACTTCAAGCTGGACCGACACCCGCGAGCTGATCGGCAGCAGCCACAGCACGCAGCCCTGATTTTTCTGACCCCATTCATTTCTGGAGCACCCGATGGCCATCCTGACCACCAGCGGTCGCGCCGCGCTTGCCGCCGCGATCAAAGCACAAACCCTGCATCTCGCCCTGGGCGAAGGCGACCCCTTGTGGGACACCACCAAGGCGATCAGCACACCCTTTGACGAGGCAGGGGTGATCGCGCTGGGCTTTACACACCTGGCCAACATCCGCGTCACCTCGCTGGATGAGCAGACCGAGTATCTGCTCGATGGCGACTACAGCGCCCATGCGCGCGAAGGCGTGATCCGGCGCCTGCCGGCCAGCACCATCCCAGAGGGCGGCGACGTCACCGTTCACTTCAAGATCGCGCATCCGCCTGAGTCGATTGGCCAGACGGCGCTCTTGCGCGAAGTCGGCCGCCGGGTGGTCGATGAGGTGCATTTCGTCACCGCCGACCCCGAGGGCGAGATCGTCGTGCCGACCGGGCGCTACCGCCTTTCCAACGAGCCCACGAACCACCTCTTTATCCGGGTGCGCTTCGACTTCGAGGACGCCGCCACCAGCGTGGTGCGCGAGCAAGGTCTGTTTGTGGGTACCCAGACCGATCCCGCGTTACCCATCGGCCAGAAGTTTTTCATTCCCGCCCAGGTCGCCGACCCGGGCATTTTGCTGGTGCTGCAGCACTCGGTGCCCATCGTGCGCCAGCCCAGCACGCGCGAGACCTTCGAATTTGTCGTCACGTTCTGACGTCCATCGATTTGCCTGGAGACACCTATGCTCGAGCGTTACTACAACCTGTTTGACCCGGCCCAGCACTACACCCAGTTGCTGTTCCGTGCTGGCGATGGCCTGCAATCGCGGGAATTGAATGAGATCCAGAGCACGCTGATCCACCGTCTGCAGGGCGTGGCCGATGCCCTGCTCAAGGACGGCGACATCGTCAGCGGCGCCAACCTGCAGATCGATGCGGATACGGGGCTCGTCACCCTGGAGGCGGGCCGCGTCTATCTGCGCGGCGCGGTGCGGGATGTGCCGGCCGCCACCTTCACGGTGCCCACCACCGGGCGCATTGCCGTGGGCGTGCGCTTCACCACCCGCACCGTCACCGAACTCGAAGCCCCCGCCTTGCGCGAGCCCGCCGTCGGTGTGCGCAACTACCAGGAGCCGGGTGCGGGTCGTCTGCAGGAAACGCTCACCTGGGGCTGGGAAGGTGCCGGCACCAGTGATGGTCAGCCCGGCGACTTCCACGCCGTCTATGCGCTGGACAATGGCCTCTTGGAGAACCGTCGTCAGCCGCCCGTGCTCGATGGCGTGATCGCCGGCCTGGCGCGCTACGACTACGACGCCAACGGCCACTATGTCGTTGACGGTCTGGGTGTCCGGTTTCTGGACACCGACATCGATACCCAGGAGCACATCTTTTCTGTGGCGGAGGGCCGCGCCAACATCGACGGCTTCAAGGTCGAGCGCACCCAGTCCCAGCGCCTGCGCCTGACCATCGATCCGGATCTGCAGCGGGTGTCCAGCGAACCGCAGGTCTTCAACGACAGCGGCGATGGCTCAATGGTGGTCACGATCAATCGCCCGCCACTGGCCCAGGTGCTCGACATCAAGGTGACGCAAGCCAAGACCGAGACCGTGGTCCATGGCGCCTTCACCGGCAGCCGCGATGTGCTGACCGAGCCGACAGTCGTCGCCGTGCTGGAGGTCAAACAAGGCGGCACCACCTACGCCCAAGGCACCGACTACAAGGTCGTGGGTGACGAGATCGACTGGAGTCCGGGCGGGGCTGAACCGGCTCCCGGATCGAGCTACCAGGTCACCTACCAGTACATCGCCAGCCTCACGCCAACCCATCTCACCGACACCGGCTTCCAGGTGGCGGGTGTGGTGCAGGGCTCGACGATGTACATCGACTACCAGTGGAAGCTGCCACGCGTCGATGTGTTGGCCTTGACTGCCGATGGCCAGGTCGAGCGCATCAAGGGGATTTCGCAAGTGAGGAACCCCATTGCCCCCACCGTGCCGGCCTCGCGCCTGGCGCTGGCCGAGATTGCCTACGACTGGCGCAATGGCTCTGAACCCCTTGTGCGCAACATTGCCATCCGCACCATCAAGGTCTCGGAGCTCACCGCGATGCAGCGCCAGATTGCCGACCTGTTTGATCTGATGGCACTCGAGCGTCTGCGGGTCGATGCCAACATCCGCGAGCCGGCCGCCAAGAAGGGCCTGTTCGTCGACAACTTCCTCGACGATGACCTGCGTGACCAGGGCGTGGCCCAGACCGGCGCGATTGTGGCCGGTGTTCTCACCTTGCCGATCACCGCCAGTGCCCAGCACGCCAAGGAAAACGGCAATGCGCTGCTGACGCTGGACTACACGCTCACGCCGGTGGTGGAGCAGCTGGCGCGTACCGGGTCGATGAAGATCAACCCCTACCAGGCCTTCGCACCGGTGCCCGCTCGGGTCACGCTCGATCCGGCCGTCGACCAGTTCACGGTGACCCACACCACCTGGGCGTCAGACGTCACCGAGCGCCTGATCACGGGCAGTGGTGTGCTGGAACGGGTGGTCGAGACGCGACGCTCCGAGCAGGTGCTGGCTTCTTCTGCGCAGGAGGCGCAATTCCTGCGCGCGCTGCAGGTGGCCTATCGCGTCGAAGGCTTCGGCCCCAGCGAAGCGCTGGCCGCTTTGCGTTTTGATGGTATCGGGATTTCGCAGCCTGCAGGCACGGCGGCCAATGCCTCGGGCCTGCTCACGGGCAGCTTCCAGATCCCGCAAGCCATCCCGGCTGGGGCCAAGCTCGTCGAGTTTCTCGGTGCCGGGGGCAGCTACGGCTCGGCCACCTACGTCGGGCGCGGTCAGATCGTCACCGAGACGCGCCGGCGCATCCTGACCACGGTGGTCAACCGTTGGGACCCCCTGGCGCAAACCTTCACGCTGCCCGAGCGCCGGATCATCGGCGCTCTGGAGCTGTGGTTCATCACCAAAGGGGGTTCGGCACCCGTCATCGTGCAGATCCGCGAAACGCAGGTCGGCATCCCGACCACCACGGTGCTGACGGAAGGTCGCCTGTTGGCGTCCGACATCAAGACCGATGGCAACCCGACCCGGATCACCCTCGATCCGGTGGCACTCGAGGCCAACCGTGAAGTACGCCATCGTGGTACTCACCGACGATGCGAACCACGCCGTGTCAGTGGCCGAGCTCGGCAAGTACGACCCGCGCACCGGTTGGGTCACCGCTCAGCCCTACCAGATCGGCGTGCTGCTCTCGTCCTCCAACGGTATCAGCTGGACGGCGCACCAGACCCAGGACCTGACGTTTCGGCTGCTGGGGTGCCGTTTCACCCAGACGTCACGCACGGTGAGCTTGGGGCCAGTACACCGTGACGAATCTGTCGGACGTGATGGCACTCGCGGGCGTTGAGCGGCCTGCGGCGGGTGCCGACGTGCAGTTTCTGGCGACCGATCGCGCAANGGCGAACCTACACCCTATCGGAAGACCAGGGGCTGGCATTGTCGGAGAAGCTCTCGGGCAACCTGGCAGTGTCGGCCAAGCTAACCGGCACTGAGGCGTCGAGCCCGATCCTCTACCCGGGTACGCAGTTGGTGTTCGGCACGGCTGGAGGCCGCTGGTGACGTACCTGTCGCGCGCCATTCCCGCTGCGGCCACCTTCAATGTGTCCGTCACTTTCGATGCACTCACGCCGGGTACGTCCAGTGTCACGGTCCAGGCAGAGTCCGGCGCCCCAGGCAGCTTCACCGATCTGGCGCTGGACAAGGGCGTGGAAGTGGGCAACGGCTGGGTTGAACGTACCTACAAGGCCACGGGCTTGGTGGGCGTCGGTGCGGATCGCACCACGCGCATCAAGTTGTCGCTATCGGGTACGCCGCAGCACCGGCCCTTTGTGCGCCGCCTGCGCGTGATCGTCACTTGATCTTGAAGGAGCAACTGTATGGATGATCGAACCGACCATCTTGATCTGCCGCTGCCCCATCCCGAACACCTGATGATCGAGGATGTGGCGCGGTTGCGTGAGGCCTTTCTGAAGCTCGATGCGGTGGTCTCGCGTCGGGCGCAGGACAGCGTGGAGATTGCTGCAGGCGCTGGGCTTACGGGCGGTGGCACCCTGCGGCAAAGTCGCAGCCTCGCTGTAGCCTTTGCCTCCCAGGCAGAGAGCGAGGCGGCCAGTGCGAGTGAAGTGGTGATGAGCCCCTTGCGCACGGCCCAGACCATCGACGCCCGCCTGGCCAGCGAAGCGCAGGCGCAGGCCGGTGAAGCGGCCACGCGCTTGATGACACCGCTGCGCACCCGGCAGGTGCTCGATGGGCAATTCCTGGCCCGTCTGGCCACGCAGGCCGACGCCGAGGCTGGCGAAGATGACCGGCGCCTGATGACCCCGCTGCGCAGTCATCAAGCCTTCGATGCGCGCCTGGCGACCCGACTGGCCACGCAGCAGCAAGCCGAGGCTGGTCTGGATAATGCCCAACTGATGACCCCGCTGCGGGTGGCACAGTTTCATGCGCTGCAGCCCAAGGGCGAGATCCACCGCCTGGCGCGCACGGGCAACGTCAAACTCACTGCCGCCGAGTTTGGTCGTTTCATCGACCTCACCAGCGGCAGCTTCACCCAGACCTTCGATCCCGTGGCCGCTCTCGGCCCAGGGTGGTTCTGCTACCTGAGGAACAGCGGCGTAGGCGATATCACCCTCGACCCCTACGGCAGCGAAACCCTCGACGGCCTGACGAGCTTCATCATGTATCCGGGCGAGATGCGACTGTTGCTGTGCGATGGCATCGCCTTGCGCTCGGTGGTGTTGAGCGCCTTCTACAAAGTGTTCACCACCAGCGGCAGCTTCAGCAAACCACCGGGCTATATCGGGTTTGAGGTCGAGGTGATCGGCGGCGGTCAGGGCGGGGCAGCGGGGAAATCCGGCTATCAACAGGGCGGTTCCAGCGGAACGGTGAATGGGGCGGCTGGCGGTGTTCCCGGCGCGCGCCGTCAGGCATTTGTCCCGTCTAGCCGGATTGCTGCCAGCATCACCGTCACGGTCGGTGCAGGGGGACTGGGCGGTACCACGCAGAGCACGTCTGGCGGCGCTGGAGGTGCCAGTATCTTTGGCTCCACGGCCCTACTGAGCAGCGGCTCGAGCGGGGTTCCTGAGCTCACTGGCATCGTTGGAGCGGGCAGCATCGGTGGAACCGGTGGTTCAATCTACTACACCTACTCGGTGGCCAATCCCAGTGCCGCAGCGCCGGGCGCTTACATCGGGAGCGGGGTGACGATTCCGTCCGGCGGCGCATCAGAAACCTACGGGTACATCCCAAATATCGCTGGAACCTATAGTGCGACCGGTACTGCAGGGCAAGCCGCCACAGCGGATTTCTGCTCCGGTGCAGGCGGCGGAACAGCCACTTGCCGCATGGAAGGGAATAACACCTACCCCTCGGACGTGATCGTAAAACTGACCGCCGGCAAGGGTGGCAATGGCGGGATTGGTGCTGGCGGAGGGGGCGGCGGCCACGCCCTGGCGATTTGGGGCAATGGCGGCGGCCTTTCCGGATCACCCACCTTTAACTTGACACACGGCATCGGCGGCAACGGCGGGCCAGGTCTGGTTTCTGTCTGGGGAGTGATCTGATGGCGCGCTACGCAATCATCGAAGACGGCATCGTCACCAACCTGGTCGAAGCCACTGCCAAGTTCGCCAAGAGCCAGGGCTGGGTGGCCTGCCCGCAGGGCGATGTCGGCTGGATCTGGGACGGCGAGCAATTTGTCCCGCCTGCGCCAGAACCCATCCCACCGGATCAGCTCCTGGCCCAGATCGTACAAGCCACCCAGGCGCGGCTTGATGCTTTTGCCCAGGAGCGCAACTACGACGGCATCCTGTCGGCCTGTAGCTACGCCACCAGCACGGTGCCGAAGTTCCAAGCTGAGGGTCAGTATTGTGTGCAGGCTCGCGATGCGACCTGGGCGGCGCTCTACGCCATTTTTGGCGCAGGTCGAAGCCGGGGAGCGTCCGCTGCCCGCAGGCTATGCCGAGCTGGAAGCGGAACTTCCGATACTGGCCTGGCCCGATGCGGAACCCATGACGGAGGGCGAGCCATGATCCACGTAATAGGTCAGCGCCTGTCGATGCTGGCTCTATGGCTCTTGTGCCAGATCGCTGCAGTGATCGCGTCCCTCTCGGATGCTCATCGCCGCCCTGGCCGGCAGTCGGCGGGCCTGGACGATTGCCGTGGCCCATGACCAGCTGGCCAATGCGGCCTTTGGCGGGCACGAGGACGAGACGCTGAGTTCCCGCGCGGGCAAGGCTGCGCGCGAGGGCAAGCGCTGGGCCTGCGTCTTTTGCCGCTTGCTGGACCGGCTCGATCCGAACCACTGCGAGAAGGCCATCGAGCCTGATGAGGGCAAGCCGCTGCGCTGAACACTCAACCGCGCATTTCCTCATTGACCCCATCTTTTATTCCGCCAATTGGCGGATTTTTGTTTTCTGGAGAACCGCTATGGCAGACCATTTCCTGCATGGCATCGAACTTGTCGAGATCGAAGACGGCGGGCGCACGGTGCGCACCGTCAAGTCCTCGGTCATTGGCCTGGTGGGGACCGCGCCCCAGGCGTCCACCGCCCGTGCCGCCACCCTGACCTTGGGACAGGGCGAGGCGGCGCTGACTTTCACCGCCAAGACCCCCGGTGCCCTGGGCAACACCCTGCGCGTACAGATCCGTGCTGCCACTGAGCCCGAAGCGCCGCTGGTCGTGAGTCTGGACACCCGCAGTCCGGGCACTACCCTGATCAACGTGATCCTGGCCACCGATCTTGACGGGGGGCGCATCAGTACGGCCGCTGAAGTCGCCCAAGCGCTGATGGCCGAACCGACGATTGCCGCACGGGTTACCGTGACCGGCGGCGGCGATGGCTCAGGGGTGGTGGCGGCCACCTTGGGTTCGCGCGGTCTTGACGGCGGCATGGACGAGCCGTTTCCGTTCAATGTCCCGGTACTGGTCAACAACCGGCGCTTGGCGGCGCACTTGGGTGAATCCGGTACCTTGCCCCAGGCGATCCGCGCCATCCAGGACCAGGCCTCGCCCTTTGTCTATGTGGTGCGTGTCCCCGAAGGGGCAACACTGGATGAGACGATGAACGCCGTGATCGGTGGCCTTGACCCGGCCACGGGCCAGCTGGCTGGCATCGCCGCACTGCAGGAAACGCGCAGCGAGATGAAGTCGCGCATCCTCATTGCCCCGGGCTTCAGCCAGCACAAGGCCGTGGCCGATGCGCTGATTGCGGTGGCCCAGAAGACCCGGGCGATTGCCGTGATCGATGGCCCGAACACCAACGACGAAGCGGCCATCGACTATCGCGCCCAGTTTGGCAGTGACCGCGCCTACGTGGTCGATCCCTGGCTGGTGGTGCGTGCCCGTGATGGCTCGGAGCTCATCGAGCCGCCTTCTGCCCGGGTGGCCGGGCTGATTGCCCAATCCGATGCCGAGCGCGGCTTCTGGTTCAGCCCGTCTAACCAGGTGGTCACCGGCGTGCTGCGACCCGCCCGGCCGGTGTCCTGGGCGATCAACGATCCCAATACCCAGGCCAACTACTTGAACGAGTTCTCGGTGGCGACCTTCGTGTCGCACGACGGCATCCGCCTGTGGGGCAACCGCACCTGCGCCACCGACAGCCGCTGGGCCTTCCTGTCGGTGCGGCGTACCGCCGACATGATCAACGAGTCACTGGTCAAAGCGCACCTGTGGGCGGTGGATCGCAACATCACCCGCACCTACGTCGAGGAAGTGACCGAGATGGTCAACGCCTACCTGCGCCAATTGAAGGCCCAGGCAGCGATTTTGGGCGGGCGCTGCTGGGCCGACCCCGAGCTCAATACCGCGCAGGCCATTGCCGATGGGCGGGTGTACTTCGACTTTGATTTCACGGCCCCGTACCCGGCCGAGCACATCGTGTTCCGCTCGCACCTGGTCGGTGACTACCTCGAGGAGATTCTGTAATGGCCATCGAACTACCCCACGTCTTGAAGAACATGAACCTCTTTGTCGATGGCCGGGGTTACGCCGGGCGGGTCGATGAGATCAAGCTGCCCAAGCTCACCCTGAAGACCGAGGAGCATCGCGCCGGAGGGATGGACATCCCGGTCGAGCTCGAACTCGGGATGGATAAGCTCGAAGCCGAGCTCACCATCTCCGACTTCGATCCGGAGGTCTTCAAGCTCTTTGGGCTGCTGGATTCCACCCGCACGCAGATCACCCTGCGCGGGGCGATTCAGGCCCAGGGCACAGTGGCCCGGCCGGTGATCGTCAATCTCGCCGGCGGCTGCAAGGAGATCGAGGCCAGTGCCTGGAAGCCCGGCGACAAGAGCACGCTCACCCTGCAAGTGGCGGCGCACTACTACAAGCTCACCATCGCCGATGAGGAGCTCGTCGAAATCGATGCCGTGAACCTCGTCAGAAAGGTCGGCGGTGTCGATCAGATGGCAGAGATTCGCGCTGCGATTGGCGTTTGATCACACCCCAGGAGAACCATCCCATGAAACACATCCCCGAACGCATCACCCTGAACTTCCCCATCGAGCACGACGGCCTGCCGATCAAGGAGATCGCCCTGCGGCGGCCCACGGTGGGCGACCACCTGGCCGCGCAGAAGTCGGCTGGCACCGACGCCGAGCGCGAGATCCGGCTGATTGCCAACCTGGCCGAGTTGCCGCCAGCGGCGATCCACCAGCTCGATATGAAGGACTACGCCCAAGTGCAGAAGGTGCTGGGCGGTTTTTTGTCGTAAATCCGGGTGAGCTCTCTGCCCTCGTGGTGGAGCTCGCCCTCTACACCCATTGGCCTCGATCCGAGTTGCTTGCCCTGGAGGTGAGTGAGTTGGTCGAGGCCTTGTCGTTGGCGCGGCGGCTGTCGTCCGCCGTTGTCTCGTTCTGATGGTTTATTGATTCCCGAGGTACGCCATGGCCACTGCGCATCCCGTTCAGATCAGCATCGGTGCCACCCTGGCGGCTTCCCTCGGCTCGGCCGTGCGCGGTGCCCAGGCCCAGTTGAATCAGCTGGGTTCCACGATGGCCGAACTGGGCAACAAGCAGTCGGGCATCAAGCAGCTGGAGACCTTGCGCACCCAGGCCAAGGATGCCGCCCTGGCGATGCGCGCTGCCAAGCAGAAGGTCTCCGGGCTGGAGGCGAACATCGCTGGCCAAGGTGGTGAGCCTTCGGCCAAGCAGGCCCGCGAACTCGAACGCGCCCGTGCAGCGGCCACTCGGGCTGAAGAAGCCTACCGCCGCCAGCGGTCGGCAGTGGATGAACTCTCGACCTCTTTGCAG